TGGACAACATTTTTCGATATGATAAAAGGACTTAATGCAGATATAACTGCAAATCCAACTTCTACTGCTATTGTAAAGGCTTAGGTTTATGAGTAATCTTGTCTATGTTGGTACTGGTGGTGGCAGTAATATTTCCACTACTGCTACCACAGGCGGAGGAATTGGTAGTGTCGGTAATTATTTTAGAGATGCACAAGCAAGACAACAACGAGAACAAGCAAAAAATACTTTTTATGCCAATAAATATGACCACTCTAATACAAACACTTATACGGTTTCTGATATTTTAAGTGGGGATATAAATGCTGCTAATCCTTATACTAAAGAGGTTATTCTTGGTGGCACAGATACACAAGTTGCAACTGGTTCAGTATTTAGAAGAACACCAAATGGTGGTGGTTTTTGGGTTACAACTTATAAACATGTATATACTTATAATATAGGATTAAATCAAGGATATGTAGATTTTGAACAGACTGTCTTTGATGCACAAAAACAAGACTATCAAAAAAAATTAGATGCTTATGAAGTAAATCAAGACAAGATATACAGTAAAGATAAATCAAACCTTACTGCTGGACACTCTAATGGTTTATATGGTGCAGGTACCCTTGGTATTGATGCCCTCTCGACAAATATTGTTGATTTACAAAAGCAGATAGATACACTAGCATACGAAGATGCACATACATCTGACTATAACAGAATCCAAAACACTGATAATTCAAAAGAGATAAGTGCCTTAGAAGCTCAAAGAGATGCTTTTAAAGCACAGTATGATAGTGCTGTGAGTGATTATAATACACGGTATGCTATTGCAAAAGCTGCACAAGATTATGCTAGTGCTAGTAACTGGAAAATCTCTCCTACTTACATTATACCTCCTGAAGCTCCTCTTGATTTGTCACAGTTTCTCAAACCTACTGTTAGACAAGATGTGAATGGATTTGCAAATCTTTTACTTAGTGGAGATATAAACTCTTGGATGGCGGGTGGGAGTCTCTATGATGCTCCTCGTGCAGGTGATGTAATGTTTAATGTTATGGGAAATATGAACACAGTACGATTTTTAGGTATAGAAGATACAAACAACATACCTGATATGGTAAAAGAGTTTGCAAATCCAGAAGTGTATAGAACACTTGGTAATATGGCAGGAGACAATAACTTTAGTGTCATTCCTCCCACACTTTATAGTTAAAAATATTAAACCTCCTATATAGACAGTATAGTTAAGCACAAAAAAAGAGCTACACTTTTCCCATAATTAACAAAATACAAAAGGACACATTATGGGAAATGAAAAAACAGAGGAAGTTGTGGATACTTTAGAAGATTTGCTCGGCATGAAAGAAGAGACAAAAGAGGAGACTCCTGAGAATACTCCTGATGCAGAGAAAAAAGAAGAGACTCCAAAAACAACTCCAGATGAAAAAAAAGAAGAGCAAAAGACTCAGACACAAGTTGTCACTCCTGAACAAATCTCCATCCAAAAAGATATAGCAAAGATTGATGTAAAGCTAGAAGAGCTACAAAAATCAACTGTAAATATGGATAACTTCTTCTCAAACATAGAGAATGAACTCACTGAAAAAGAGCAGCAATTAGAGTTTGAAGATAAATCAGCTTATATGAAACTTGTTAATGAAAAAGCAAGAGAGTATGAGCAAAAAAACTCTTCTTCTAAAGAGTTAGAAGAGCTTACACAAGAAAAAGAAGAACTTGAAGCCATCTATGAGAGACAAAATGCCATCGTAGAAGTAAGTGCAAAACATCCTGATTATAATCATGAAAAGATGCTTGAGTATTTTAATGAAGATTTGAGTAAGTCTGAACAGGCGAAGATTTTTGAAGCTTCACAAAGTTATACTGATGTTTACGAGAACACATATAAGCGATATTTAGAGGCAAACCCTGCACAAGTAAAAGATGTCCAAGCTCCAAATATTCCAAATGTAAACAACACTCGTAAACAAGCACCAACAAATGATGATACAGATGATAATCTTATAAGTGAGGATGAGAGACTTAAAGAAGCTCTTGGACTCTAAAAATTAAAACAAGGAAAGTGTTATGCCAGAAGATGTAGTAGAGAGTAAAGCTCAAGAGAAAGACGAGAAGAAGAAACGAAGTGAGTGGGAGATTAAAGATGATGTCCGTACTATTAAAAAGTTTCTTATGATTTTTAAAGATAAAGAGCGACTTGAAGAAGCAAAAGAGATGATAAGAGCAAACAAAGGCATAGAAACAAGTATGGAAGCCATCGGAGATGGTGACTTAAAAAAAGCTCTAGGGCTTTAAAGTTTAAAGTAGGTTTGTCCTACTTTAAGCTAGGTGCAGTTGAGTAGAAGCCCTCCCTAAGCGTCGCTTCTCTTCTGTATCTAGCTTAGGGTAGGCAAAAAATAGAATGTCTTTATGGCATTGAAAACAAAACAAGGAAATATATTATGAGTGTTTTTGGTGGATTGTCAGCACAAGATTTTTTATCTGATGCCGATACAAAGATTGGGTATAGTAAAACGATTACCCGTGAGGTAACAAAGCGAAGTAAGGTGAAGCCTTTTATCGCAACAAGTGAAGCAGATACAACAAGCATTGTAAAAACTGTTTTAAAAACATGTGAACTTGGAAATGTAGTGGGCTTAGAACTTGAAGATGCACTTGTAGAGAGTGGAGCTGTTGGAAATGTAGACTTTTCAGCATCGGGTGAAGAGCTTAAAAGAATCAAGCAATTTGTAAAAGTTGATAGATTTCAACATGCTGTTCCATCCACTCTGCCTATTGTAAACCAGCGAAATGCAAACACATTTAAGTCTCGTGCGAAGAACTCTCTTGCAAACTGGGGAACTATGAAGTTTGATAAAATCTTCTTCTCTGCTATGAGTGCTGATTGTACAAACATTGTAGCTTGTGGGCATCCTGCAGATACAACAACTGCAAACATTGCAAAAGCAGATGTACTTACAACAACTGATGTTGAAGAAGCAAAAAGAAGAGCTTTACTTGGTGTAGATGCAGCAGGGAATGCAGTACCTCCACTCTTACCTGTTCGTACAACTCAAAACGAAAACATGGGATACTATGAAGAGGTAGAGTACTTTGTTATGTTCGTTGGAACAAACTCAGCTCGCCATATCAAAAATGATGCAAACTGGGCTCTTGCTCGTAGAGATGCACTTGAACGTTCAAAAACAAACCCTATCTTTAGTGGTGCTTTAGGTTTTTGGGATGGTGTTTTACTGCTTGATGTAAAGACAGATACAACTCGTCAATCTGGTATCTTAACTTCTAAGAGTAAATTTGTTGGATTTGGAAATGTAAAAACTTCTGATTTAACTCAGTATGCTGGTGCAGCTGGACAAGAGACAGAGATTAACCTGCTTGTTGGTGCTGGTGCTTGTAGTGTTGTCGTAGACCAAGGTGTTGCATATTACGATTGGGATGACAAAAACGACCCTCGTAGAATGAATGCAGGAATTGATAGAGTGTTTGGACTTGCAAAAACAAAATACAGTGCAAGTGCTAATGATGGTATCTTACAAGGTAGCATCTTTGATGGTAAAGACTACGGTGTTATCGCTGTTGTTGCATCAACTGGAAACTAGGAGATAGATTATGGCTATTACAGTAAAAAGAAAAGAGCGAGAGATTCGTGACAGTGGCTTCATCAGTTTTGATGTAGTTGCTGGAGATGTTGGGAAGACTTATGATTTTATGGGTATTCCTGAAGGGTTTAGAATTGTTGATGCAAATGTAACAGTAGATACTGCTTTTGCAAATGCTGACAATACTATTAGTGTAGGGATAGAGGGTGATTTAGTCCGTTTTGTCGGTGCCACTGCTGTAAATGCTGTGAAAGGCATCGGTTTTAACAACCGTCAACTTACTGCGACTCAGACAATGGCTATACTTGTAGATGTGAAAGGAACTGCATCTGCAACGGGTAAAGCGACTGTTACAGTAATGTATGCAAAACTTCCTGTAGTCAAACAAGAGTACTAGGAGCAGGTCATGGCAAAGGTATATTATGAACCATATAGAGCTATTAAGTATGTTGGTGCTAAAGCTAAGGTGCTTAATACCTCCTTAGCTAGACCGAAGCCTACACTTAAAAAAGGGGACATCGTCATAGTTGATAAAGTTTCTGCCTTTAATCTTGTAAATAAAGGTTTTGGTGATTTTGTTTATGAAGAAGAGATTGAGTTTGTAAAAGCAGATAAAGAGCTTTCGAAAAAACAAGGCAAATAATTATGAGAGTACATGACTTTATCATACAGACTAGAGTAGAACTTCAAGAGAAGTCTCAACACTGGAGCGATGAAGAGTTGTTTATAAAACTGCAAAGAAGTTATACGGCTTTGCAGTTTGCTTTACCTTTTTTTATAAAAAAAGAGACTTTTGTTATACCAAAGGGTACAAGTGAGCAGTATCTCTGGGCACAACCTACACAAAATATAGGATTTAGCATAGATGGCATAGCTTACGCATATAAAGATATAGGGCATTTTTATGTTGATGAGCAACAATTTAGTTATACATTTGATAAGGATAAAGTGCTGTTCATCCCATCTACTCCTAAAGATGTCAATGCTATAGCTGTTTATAGGTATCAAGAGAAGATAGAGACACTTAACTGTGAAGTATCAATTCCTCAAAGCTGGTACAAGGCTTTGAGACTTCTTTTTATGAGTGAGATACATGAGAAACCTACTCGTAATACAAAAGAGAGAAATTTAAGTACACACTACTTAAAACTTTACGAACTTGAATTACAAAACTTGAAACAAAATCAGCAGGTAAGACCTCTGAATGTTACATCAAACTACCAAAGGATATAAAATGGCATGGAACTCTAAAGATACAGCATTAGCACTGCAAGGTTTTGGTGCATTAGCAGGTGCTTATGGGCAATACAAAAATGGCAAAGCAAGAAACAAACTTTTAAGTCAGCAATTTGACTATGCAAAAAAACAAGATGCACTTGCACTTGCTAAACAAGACAAAGCTCAAAAAAATCTTGATGATGCTTTTTCATACTCAGATTTGAACCCAAACAAGAAGAAAAAGAAAAACACTCTTGATACACTCGACACTGCAACTGCATAAGGCATAGAGATGTTTGAAGATACAGTGCTCTTAATAGAGTGGCTCAGAGAGTCCACAAATCATTTTAAAAAGACAAAAGAGTTTGCTAAAAAAGTACGAGAGTACTACAATGGTGACCAGCTTGATGTGACCATAAAGAACATACTTGCAAATCGTGGACAACCTGAACAGTATGAGAACAACATCGCAAAACATAACAATGCCATACTTGGCTTTAAAAAAGAGCGAGAGATAGACATACGACTCTTTGGAAGACAGCAAAAAGATAAAGCAGGTGCAGATATGCTCAATGCTCTTGTCAAAGCTATTACACAAGTTGGTGATTATAGTGAACAGATAGATTATCTTGATATGAATTTAGCACTAGAGGGTGTCAGTATTGCAGAACTTACCATAGGAGCTACTGGAGAGTTTGATGAGTTCGGTAGAGAGCATAAAGATGTAGAGCTAAGACAAGTACCACCGAGTGAAGTTTTTCTTGACCCATTTTCCCGAGGGAAAAACTACAACGAAGATGCACGATACCTTACACGATGTTTTTGGATAGACAGAGAAGATATGTTTGGGCTTGGCTTTCCTGCTGATAAAATAGCTGAGTGTTCTAACCTAAACTATATAAGTGATATGGTAGAAGATGATTTACTTACAGATACTATATACAGAAAAAGAGTACTCCTCTCTTATACTTGGTATAGAAAGTGGGATGAAGAGACAAAACAAGATAAATACTACTACTGTTTTTGGAGTAACTTTACCATACTTTTACAAGGAGAGTCTCCTTTTAACTTCAAAGGTTTTCCTTATGAAGTGGAGTTTTTAAACAGAGACTATGAGGGTAAGATAAAGTACTGGGGACTCTACAGAGATATTATGCCCATACAAGACCACATAAACTATGCAAAGCTAAGACTGCAAAATATGCTTGCTAATAACAAAACACTTATAAACAAAAATGCTTTAATCAACGAAGATATAGAGCAGTTTAATGAGGAGTGGAGCTTAGATAATGCTACTGTTATGGTAGAGGATGTTAATGGCATCAAAGATATCAAACAAAATGTACAGATACAGCAGATACTCAACATCATTATAGATGGAAGAAACCAGATAAGCGAACTCCTAAACTCCAATAAAGAGCTTTTAGGAACGGCTAACAATCGTATGAGTGGTGTCGGTCAAGAGCAGAGAATACAGACAGGGCTTGTAGGATTGAGTAGATTTATGCACTCTAGTGATAATCTGCAAAAGAAAATCATCAAAAAAGTGGTAGAGTTTATCAAGCAGTACTATAACACTCAAAGAGTTGTGAGCATTATAGATGAAGATTTGATGCAGAGTTATATTACGATGAATGAGTCTATCCGCAACGAGAGAGGCGGTGTAGAGTTTGACTTAGTAGAGGGTGACAAGATGCAACCTCGTGTAAAAAATGCCATAGATGTAGGAAAGTATGACCTCATATTTAGTGCAAAGCCTAAGAGCAATAGTGCCAGTGCAGAGAGACTTAGACAAAACACTGAACTTTTAAAAGTGCTACAGAGTACAGACCCACAACTTGTGAAGTATCTTGTCCCTGACCTACTCAAAGATAGTGGCTCTCCAAGTGCTCAAAAGATAAAAAACATCATAGAGCAACAAGATGCAGAGTCTCAAAACTCTCCACAAGCACAGCAACAAGCACAGCTCGAAGCAGAAAATAATAGACTTAATGCACTACTCAAACAGTCTCAAGCAACTCTCAACAACACAAAAGCAAAAGCGATGCTTGACAAAAACAAGATAGACCTGCAAAAAGC